GGCAGAAATTTCTATTTACGGGGACATTGTACCGTTTAAATACTGGGGAGATGCTGAGTATGATTTATCAGATCTTAACTCCGCTTTATCTGCATTGGATACCACTGAGGATAAAGAGCTTATAGTTAATATTCATACGTTTGGGGGCTGTACTATTACTGCCTTTGCTATCTACAATAAACTCAGAAGATTTAAAAGAGAGAAAGGCGTAAATATTACCACTAGAGTAGATGGCTATTGTGCCTCTGCTGGGGTAGCTCTTTTACTGGCAGGAGATAAACGTGTAGGTAATGCTTATGCTGAGCCTTTTGTGCATAATGCATGGACGTGGGCATGGGATGATTTGGATAAAAAGAAAGCAACTAAAATAGCTGAGGATCTTACTAAGACAGATAATCAGATAGCTGCTCTATATGCAGACCGTACTACAATTACAGTAGAGGAGGCTCTAGCCTTTATGGATGCTGATACATGGCTCACAGCAGATCAGTGTATGCAATATGGATTTTTTACTGAGCTGGAGGCTGATGTAATCGTAACAGATAAGGCTGAGGTATTTAATTCTCTGAGAGCACTAATACCGACAAAACAAAATAATACTAACAATAATAACAACGCTATGAGCAACAAAAGACAGGGCATAGTAAACAAAATTATGAAATTATTAGAGGGATCTAAAAATTTAATTGTGTTTACTGCCGAACAGAAAGAGCTGGATTTTTATGAGCTGGAGGAGGGAGAGACTCCCGGTATCGGAGATAAAGCTACTTTTGATGGAAAGCCAGCAGGAGACTCCAATGATGGCACTTATGTAATGGCATCAGGAGAAACTTACGTTTTCACAGGAGAGGAGCTAACTACCATTACCCCGGCTGATGATACAGAGGATAATACTGTAGATTTGGCAGCAGAAAATGCAGCCCTAAAGGAGGAGATTGCAAATCTAAAAGCTACTGAGACATCTAATAATTTAGTTATCTCAAATCTAAAAAAGGATCTGAAAACTCACAAAAATTTACTAGCTGAATTAGCAGCAGTAGAGGCAGATGATGAAGAGGACGAGGATGAAAATCCTAAACCTAAACCTGAGAAAGGCAGACAAAATAGTAAAGGGAAAGCAGATGATGCTCCTAAAACACGTAATTTGTTTGCTAACATCAAATAATTATTAACTTTTAAAATTATATACTGAAATGGCATATACTGATAACTTTGTAGAGGACTTTTTACCTCTAGTAGATGATCTGATCTCTGCTGAAAATGCAACGTACAGAGCGCTGATCTTTAATAAGGTCTTTATTGCTTCTGACATTGCCAAAGACCACACAGTGGTAACAGGAGTTAGAAATGGCTCTTTAGTTCCTATCATTGATATGGAGCCTAATTATAACGCTTTCCCGTTTATCGATGCTGAGAGCTGTGATACTACTGAGTGTGATCTAAACATGAATTACTCAGGCAAAAAATGGGAGTTAGGGCTAATTAGCTGTAGAGTTCCTATCTGTTTGAGAACCTTTAATGATAACTTCCTAGTCTTTTGGAATAGCTATAAAATGCTAAATCCTGCAAAAGTAGACACAGCTTATCTTAGAACTGCCTTGCTACAATACATTACTGATCTATTGGTAAACTCTTTTGAGATTGCTAAATGGAGAGTAGAGTATTTTGGAGACAAAGCATCTGCATCTAACCTGTTAAATGGTTTTGATGGATGGTTTGCTCAGGCAGCAGCTGTACCGGGGTTGGTAGTTCCGATTGCTAAAAATAATGGTGCTACGTTTGCTTTACAGCAAATGACAGGACAGGAAATATATGATACTCTTCTAGCTATGGAAGCTTTATATTTAGAGCAGGAATGGGCAGGAGATAAGCCTATGGAGTACCGTATGACCAAAAAAATGGCTATGACTTTGGCAGCTTACATGAACAAATTAAAAGATTCAGCATGCTGTGACGGGGTAGAGAGATTGAACCCGGATAACCTAGCTACAAAATTCTTTTATTTTGATAAATTGGCTTTCCATGGTATCCCTATTAAACCTATGCCTGAATGGGATAAAATCATCAATAAAGTAACTCCTTTGAACGGAGGAGGCGGTACTGCTGCTAGAGTAGATCCTAACAGAGTTTTACTTATCAACAAAACTAATTTATTGATTGGTACAGAAGAGAGAGAAATGTTAAAAATGCTGGATATTTTCTATGACAAAAAAGATAAAAAAGTCTATTTTGATTTAGAGGCTTATCTAGGTGCAGCAATTCCTTTGAGAGAGTACATCCTAGCTATCTAGCAGGATGTACCCCTAAGGGGTATTTATCATAATCTAAAGTTTAATTTTTAATACACAAAACAAACATGGCAAATACAGCTATATGTGCAGAAATTGATGGAGAAATTGATCTTTCCTGCATCAGGAATCTGTCTAAAAAATATTTTCAGGAGGTAGTCATTATCAATTATAACGATATAGACAAAACTGCTTCTGTGCTCGGAGACTTTGATGGAGCTACCTGTGACTATACCGTGCAAATGGTACTAAAAACAGGTAAAAAAGGGGTAATGTTTAAGATCCCGGAAACATCAGGCTCTATATTTGGTACAGCTGCTAAAACTACAGCAGACGTAACAGGACTTCCTCAGTACATGCATTTAGTACAAATCCTAGCAATGGGCATTTCTTCGGAGATTAAATGTCTTTTAGACAAATTAGGCAGAGGTAAATTTGTAGTAGCAGCTCAATTAGCCGATGGTACGGTAGAGATCTACGGGTGGGAAAATGGATTGACTACTGGAGATTATACTATAGACATTGCTGGAGGAGGCGGTGCATCAGTAGTACCTTTACAGTCTAAGGAAAACGAACAGGAGGGAATGCTACCGCTTATCTACAAGCCTCAGACAGGTGGAAGTGCAAACGCTGACTTTAATGAGCAGTTTACTGCTTTACCTTAGAAATGGCTACAGCTAAAGAAATTATACAGAGAGGGATGGTAGCAGTGAGAAATTCTGCTACCCTCTATCCTGAATATCAGAATTTATTCAATGAGGCTTTTGGATATTTTCCTGAATGCCCTACCTGTGGATCATTACTAGGGCAAAATCAATGGAAAGCATTTGCAGCCTTTGCTGAGGGTGCTGATCCTAAAACTCTTTTATCTAACCAAAATACAACGGAAACGATGTCAAAACAAACATTCAAAATCAAAGACAGAGCTAAATTATACTCTTACAACTTCAAAAAGAAAGGACAGGACAGAGATTTTACATCTCGAACCTATGGAGATGTAATGACAGAGGATTTTGCTATAGGCTACTTAGATAGTGCATCAGAGGATGAGGAACTTTTAAATCAAAGAAAAGCAGAATTTGCTGAACTCCCTGCTAAGTATGCTAAAAAAGAAGCTGTAGCAGATGTAGATCCTAATGCTCCTGTAGATTTATCTAAGTTGAAATTAACACAGCTACAGGCTATTGCTACTGAGAAAGCATATCCTGCTGAGGAGTGGGAGAAATTAAATTCTAAGGCTAACATGATTGCCTATTTAGATGCTAAGGCTATCCCAGCAGATACAGCAAAAGGTGCAGAGGGAGGAGCTCCTGATCCAGCCAAAGATCTAAATCCTGATGAAACTAAAAAAGAGGATATTCCTGCAAAAGGAGTAGATACTGGGGAGGATTTGGTTTAATAACCCCATACATATATCAAAAATAGGGTTAAATATCATTAGGTATATCTAACCCTATTTTTATTAACAGAGTGGCAGGAATCGAAAATTTAACAAAAATAACTCACGTAAATAATGGGCTTAAACGATAGAAGAGGTGCAGGAAATGCAGAGCCGGGCACATACAGAGCTAAAAACACAGAGCTGTTTAACCGTGAAATTAAAGCAGATAAAAATACCTCTGAAAAAATATATTCTAGGGATACAGATAATCTATATCCTCTTAGAATTGAAAAGGTAATTAATAACTCTCCTACTGGCAGGAGATGTGCTAACCTTATGGCTAAGTATATCACTGGTAAAGGTAACATTACTAATTTTCCTGTAGGCAAAGGTATTTTTATAAATGACATCCTGAGAAAAGCAGGCAGGAGTATAGCCTATCAGTATGGAGTTTATTTCAGATTAAAATACGTATTGGATGCTGAGAAATCTCAGGCAGATGGTACTCCTGCATTTAAAGTAGGATCTATAGAGGTTTTGGACTATGTAGTGATGGCTAAATCCAAGGAGGATGATGCAGACTATCCGGGTAAACTTTATGCCATAGAGGATGATAACGAGGGAGGTCTGAGTAAGAATGATGAGGAGATGAAATGGTTTTACCCTTATAATAGAGACAATAAAGTTATAAAGGCTCAAATGTTGAATGACTGCAAAGAAAAAGAGATTGATAAC